GTGGCTCACCGTTGTGAAGGGGATACACGCAGACATTTCCCGCGCCTGACTGAGAGAGCGCAGGAGGCGGAACCGCAACCAGTTCGTGAAACCAGACCTGTGCGCAATTTCTATGTCGGCACTAACGACCCGCGGGAGATTTTGTGCCTGACCCGCCAGGCGGAAGAACTGGAGTCCAGGGGCTTATACCGTCGTGCTGCAACGGTGTGGATGGCGGCATTCCGTGAAAGCCACTCCCAGCAAGAGCGAAACAATTTTCTTGCGCGTCGTGAGCGGTGCTTACGGAAAAGCAGCAAGCGCGCTGCATCGGGTGATGAGTGGTATCTGTCAGGGAATTACGTGGGGGCTTAATGACGACGTTAACTCAATGCCAGCAGCAGGTGCTGGATATGCTGATTTCTTATCAGAAAGAACGTGGCTTCCCGCCAACCAATCAGGAGGTGGCAACCATGCTGGGATACCGTTCAGTGAATGCAGCGGTGGAGCATCTTCGCGCACTGGAGAAAAAAGGCGTCATCACGATAAAGCGTGGCGTGGCCCGGGGCATCACGCTTCATACCGCGGTGAAGGACGACGACAGCGAGGCGGTCGGGATTATCCGCTCACTGCTTGCCGGTGAGGAAAACGCAAGGCTGCGTGCAACCCACTGGTTACATGAGAGGGGCCTGAAAGTATGAAGCTGATCCTGCCTTTTCCGCCCAGCGTGAACACGTACTGGCGACACCCCAACAAAGGGGCGTTTGCTGGTAAGAGCCTGATAAGCGCGGCGGGGCGAAAATTCCAGAGCGCGGCGTGCGCAGCAATAGTTGAGCAGTTACGTCGTCTGCCGAAACCAACGTCGGCACCTGCTTCAGTGGAGATCGTGTTGTTTCCTCCGGATAACAGGATCCGCGATCTGGACAACTATAACAAGGCGCTGTTTGACGCCCTGACCCACGCGGGTGTGTGGGAAGACGACAGCTAGGTGAAAAGAATGCTGGTGGAGTGGGGACCGGTTATCCCGGAAGGGAAGGTCGAGATCACTATCAGTAAGTACGAGAAAACGGCGGGTGCAGCTGCCTGATTAAGAGGGGAAACGAAGTATGAATAATCTGATGGTCATTGATGGTATTGAAGTTCGTCGTGATGCTTATGAGCGTTACAGCCTGAACGATCTGCATCGCGCAGCAGTAGCATCTGGTGCAAATGCCAGAACCAAGGAGCCAGGAAAGTTTCTTTCCAGCCAACAAACTGTTGATCTTGTTCATGAATTAATCAACACCCAGAATTTGGGTGTTGACCCAGTTAGTGTGATTCATGGGGGAAATGAACGGGGAACGTATGTCTGTAAGGAACTGGTGTATGCCTATGCAATGTGGATCAGCCCGTCATTCCATCTGAAGGTGATCCGTACTTTCGATATGGTAACCAGCGCGCCGGAAAAGTTATCCGGACAGGCTGCTGACAAGATGCAGGCTGGCGTGATTCTGCTGGACTTTATGCGCCGGGAGTTAAATCTGTCTAACTCATCTGTGCTTGGGGCCTGTCAGAAACTCCAGGAGGCTGTTGGCTTACCGAATCTGGCACCGCGTTATGCCATTGATGCTCCTGCTGACGCGCCTGATGGCTCAAGCCGCCCCACGCTGTCACTGAGTGCACTGCTGAAGCAGTATGGTATCCGCCTGACGGCTAATCAGGCATATCACCAGATGGCGAAGCTGGGGATCGTCGAACAGCGCGAACGATACAGCCGTACAGCGATTAACAACATCAAAAAATTCTGGTCGCTGACGGCGAAAGGCTGCATGTTCGGCAAGAACATCACCAGTCCTGCAAATCCGCGCGAGACGCAGCCGCATTTCTTCGAATCCCGATTCACTGAGCTGTTAAAGCTGCTCGATACCGTTCATTGAGGTGACCGTGAGAGCACTACTGACCCCTGAAATTGCCCCGCGTATGGGGATCGTATTGTTCAGGCCAGGTTCAGAGCTGATGCCCCTGTTTATGCAGGGGCGTGTCCTGCTGGAGCCTGAGCCGGAGCGTTATTCATCTTTCGCCAGTGGTGCCGTTCCGGCGGCATCACAACCGCTGGCGGATGATCCTGCCGTTCGGGCCGTGTTCCGCGATGAGGCAGTGATCCGTCGTGCTGGTGGCGTGGAATGTCTTGAAAGCTGGTTACTTCGTGAAAAAGGCTGCCAGTGGCCTCATTCCGACTGGCACAGCGAGAACATGACCACAATGCGACACGCTCCGGGTGCAATCCGTCTGTGCTGGCACTGCGATAACCAGCTGCGCGATCAGTTTACGGAACGGCTGGAATCAATGGCAACGGATAACTGTGCCCGCTGGGTGTTGTCTGTTGTGCGTCGGGATCTCGGTTTTGATGATAGTCACGTTGTGACAATGCCGGAACTATGCTGGTGGCTGGTTCGTAATGACCTGGCGGATGCCTTACCGGAAAGTGCAGCCCGTAAGGCACTGAGATTACCGAAGCCTGTTGTGCCGTCTGTCACCCGGGAAAGTGACCTTGTTCCTTCGGTTCCTGCCACCAGCATCATCCAGGATAAGGCGAAAAAGGTGCTGGCGCTGAAAGTGGAGCCGGAGTCGCCGGAGTCTTTTATGTTACGCCCCAAACGTCGCCGCTGGGTTAATGAAAAGTACACGCGCTGGGTTAAGACACAGCCGTGTGCATGTTGTGGAAAGCCTGCTGATGATCCCCACCACCTGATAGGTCACGGTCAGGGTGGAATGGGAACAAAAGCGCATGACCTTTTTGTGTTGCCTTTGTGCAGAAAGCATCACGACGAGCTGCATGCGGATACCGTGGCATTTGAAGAGAAGTATGGCTCCCAACTGGAGCTGATATTTCGTTTTATCGATCGCGCGCTGGCAATTGGCGTACTGGCGTAAGTGGAGAACGAGCATGAACCTTGAAGCCTTACCAAAATATTACTCCCCAAAATCTCCAAAATTGAGCGATGACGCTCCAGCGACAGGCACCGGTTGTTTAACAATTACGGATGTAATGGCAGCGCAGGGGATGGTGCAGTCGAAAGCACCACTTGGGTTGGCCTTATTTCTGGCAAAAGTTGGTGTTCAGGACCCTCAGTTTGCGATTGAAGGCCTGCTAAATTACGCGATGGCACTGGATAACCCGACATTGAACAAATTGAGTGAAGAAATCCGGTTACAGATTATTCCTTACCTCGTGAGTTTTGCCTTTGCTGATTACTCCAGGTCTGCGGCAAGTAAGGCTCGCTGTGAGCATTGTTCAGGTACGGGATTTTATAATGTATTGCGCGAAGTGGTGAAACACTACAGACGCGGGGAATCTGTAATCAAGGAAGAATGGGTGAAGGAACTATGTCAGCATTGCCATGGTAAGGGCGAAGCCAGCACAGCGTGCAGAGGGTGTAAGGGTAAAGGGATTGTTCTGGATGAAAAAAGAACCCGGTTTCATGGCGTACCGGTATATAAGATTTGTGGGCGTTGTAATGGAAACCGATTTAGTCGTTTACCGACCACGCTGGCACGACGTCATGTCCAGAAGCTGGTACCAGACCTGACCGATTATCAGTGGTATAAGGGGTATGCGGACGTCATTGGTAAACTGGTAACAAAGTGCTGGCAGGAAGAAGCATACGCGGAAGCGCAATTGAGGAAGGTGACGAGATAAATGATTTTTGCTGAAGATGGCGACATGATGTTTGCATTTTTCAAAAAATATGGATAAAATTTTTTCAACGATGGGCTTTGTATACCCGACGTTAAGAAAAAGTAGAAAACCCGCTGATGAGCGGGTTTTGTGCTTTAAATGGGGCAATGGTAATGTTGAATCTCATCCCGGGACTCATGTCTGTTAACTTATTATTTAGCTGGTGACTTGGTTATTTGCCTGATGTTTAAAATGTTTTCTTCCAGTACAATGTCCCTAAACACAATGAGTCTGCTTATTATATTATTAGCAGAGCTATTACGGCCAAAGTACAGCATAAGCTTTTAAAGCCAATCAACCAGTCATCAAGACAGACGGGGTTATTCATAAAAACTCTCCATGTGTGATCCGATGGGGCCTGAAATTAAAGCTTTAATATAGCTCATGAAAGGTAAACATTGGCAGCTGAAGGGCCACGCAGACCATTTATCCGGCAAAATTCCACGCGTAATCCGGTGGTAATTTCTTCTGCATCGCGGAGATTGAGCGCTGAAACATGAAGCTGGACATCGATACGACCATCGGATGGGGTGATAAGACCCTTGCCGCTTTTGCCGTCAAAGGTTTTGACAATTCCTGTCATTTTACGGG